TTTATACCTATGTTAATAACATAAGCATCTTTTATGTTTACTGCATCCGTTACTAATCTAAATTGTGATAAATATGTTGATAAATTTTGTTTTACAATTTGACTCATAGGAGCTAAATTTCTATTAGTGTCATAACCTAAAGTATACATATTCATAGCTAAAGGATTAGGAGTTTTTACTTGTAGTTGTTTAATAGTTCTTCCTGCATCAACATCTGCTTGAGTAACTTTCCTTTCAAGTTCATCAAAACCTACTGATTTATTTAATTGGTCATCTTGTACCATACTAACTTTTGCTATGTTCCCGTATTTTTGAGGTAGTGATAAAGCTCTCACAACATAATCTTCTTTAGTAACAGCTCGACTTTGAGCCTGAAAATAGGCTAACGCACTCTCACGTGTCTCACGTACGGTTTGTCCTCCTGAACCTCCTGTAGCAGGTCTAGGATTTGTAAACGAAACTGAGTTCTTACTATCAGTAACGGTGCTCGCATTTAACAAAGCATCCTGTATTTCATACTCTATATTTGTGATTTGATTTATCTCATTTGAAGGAACATTATCATCGATACCACCTCCGTGAGAATACTCTATTGTTAAAGTTGTTCTACTGGGAGCTAAACCGTAAGCTTCTGTCTTTAAAAAATTACTTGGGTCAAAAGCACTTGTCAACTTTGATGGACTACCTGGTAAACTTGAACCAACGTTTGTAGGATTAGGAATAATCTCTTCATCAGGATTACTCGATATACCAGCTCCGAATCTTAAAATTGTTTCATCGTTATCGTTAATAAAAGTTGTAAATCTACGTGCTGTTTTTTTCAATTTTAGTATGTAAGGAGCCACATCTCTGTTCACAACCGATGTTGGGTCTGTTACTGAATTATTTTCCATATCTTCAAAAATAGTATCAGTAGCTAATGAATCTACTTCATACCATTTATTATTATCACTATCAGTACAGGATAATATTTCAATCACATCAGTTGAACCTAATTTGATTTGAGAATATTTTTCAGCTGCTCCGAACGTAAATTTTTCTGAAGTTATATTACCACTCTCAACACGAACTTGTTTTTTCAATAAGAATTTAGTAATTGTACTTCCGTTGTTTTCAAATACAGTTACCTCTTTAGGGTCGAACGAACTTGAAAACTTAAAGTTACAATCTTCTATAGTTCTAAATTGTGTCCCAGTAGAAGCTGCCTGTAGTGTTGTTCCTGCTTTTACATTTAAGGAATATCTTTCATCTGGTTTATTATTTACAGCTGGAACGGTTTGAAATACATCTAATACAGCTAAAGCTGGTGATGTCACTTTAGGTTTGTAACCGAATGATTGTGCTATTGTATAAACATTTCTTTTTTCTTCAGCATAAGCTAAAAGTGATTCTCTAAAAGAAGAATCAATGTAATACGATAATACATCACCAACGTATGCAGCCATCTCAATAAACATCATTCCCGGTGAAGCTTCATTAAAGTCATTGTAGGTATTAGGGAAGTAAACCTTTGCATATTCAATCAAACTATCTCTAAAATCTGAAAAGTCTTTATTGAGATAGTTTACTTGTTTAACTACATTTTTATTTATACTTGAACGAGCCATTAATATCCTCCTGTAGAAGCATCTATTGTGATTTGATTTATTGTATTAGGATTCAATGTCGTTGAGTAATCTATCTTGACATAAATTTGATTTAAATCTCCTTCTTCAGTCAAAGTCTCAACGTTTTGAATATTAATGTAATCTAACCACTCTGAGACAGCACGTCTCACTTCTTTTTCAATGTTTTCTGGTAACTCATCATTTTGTTGTTCAAAACAAAGTTCCAAAAGTTTACTACCAAAAGTTGGTTGCATTGGTCTTTCACCAATATAAGTTTGTAATAAATTTTTTAAATTAAACTCAGCTTGTTCTAAGGAAGTTTTTGTCAAAGCAAAATCATGGAACTTATCTCTTCCTAAAGGTAATTTTAATCCAACGGTTTTATTCGGATTTAAATCTGTTTCAATAGCTGACATTAATTACCTTTCTTGTTCATAGCTTTCATTAAATCACTATAATCACGTGTCAAAGCATTTGTTACGTGTTCGGGTACTTGTTCAGAAGTTACACCTGCTTTTTTCATAGTATCGACTGCTACCATATCACGTTGAACTTCTTCGTTTTTACCATAACCTAACATTTCAGTCATACGATTTGTATCGAATACACCACCTCCTAAAGTAGGATATTCTTCCTTACCTTGTTGGGGAAGACCTCCTCGTGTCTCGTTTAAAACTTTGTTTAAAGTTTCGTCTTTTGTGTATTTGATTTGTTTTTTAGGTTCAGAAACTTCGGGTTTAGAAATCATTGATTCTAAAGTGGGTGAAGATTCCTCCTTAATAAATATCTTTTCTATCTCTTTTTTGACTTCTCTACGAACCGCTTCTTGTATTATCTTTACAAGTTCTTTTTTAGTCATAACAACTCCTATATTGTTTTTACTTTATCACTTAAATAAGTGGAATTATTTATTGCATTTTGTAAATCTTTATTTTGTTGTAAAAGTGTTTTATTTTCTTTTGTCAAGTCAACAACTTTTTGAGGATTCGGTGTAGGTCCTCCTGGTGATGATGCTACGATTTCTGCTGTGTTTTTAGCTATCATAGCCTGATTTACTGATTGTTGAGCTGCAAATATCGGGTCAAGTAATTCTTTCAAATCATTACCTTTAACCACTGGTTGTAAATTATTATTATCACCGCTTCCTAATCTAATATCACTCCCTTTAATAAATATACCATCACTTTTTATTAGTATTTTTTTTCCGGTTATTTGTTGATTATCAAACTTAATATCACGTAAACCATCTGAAGTGAGATATATCGAAGAAGCATCTGTATCGATATTTTCTTTTACAGATTTTCCTGTAATCTGTCGAGTTCCAGAATCAAGAGTCTGTCCTGCTCTTATCTTGATTACTGGTGAATTATTAGCATCATTACATCCTATATTAATAGAATTACCATATCTTCCTTCAAAAACAACATCACCTTCTTTTACCTCGATATGTCTAATATCTTTTTTTGTAAAGGTCTTACCAAATTTAGTATTGGTTGGTAAATCAACAGGTATAGAATTTTCATTGACTGAATTTTTTCTATTGATTATCGAAAAATAAAAAAGTTTTCCATTATACTCAGATGTTAAGACGTGTTCACCAACAACAGGTATTGTCTGAATATGTGGCATCAAAGGAAAAACTTCATCAACTTCATCACCCGAAACTGAAAATTTTCCGTTGATTGCTCCTTGTAGTCCTGTATCATTTAAATATACTTTACTCACAACAACAGGTTCTGTTTCGTGAAAATCATATTGTGATGCTTTGATTAGTTTTTTGATGTATGAACTAATTTGTTGAGGTGTACCTAAACGGTCTAAAGGTATAGAAGTATGCGTGTCAACACCCTTTCGTTCTCTGTACATTTATTGTCCTTTTACTGATTCTATTCGATTTTGAATTTTGTCTGATTCTATTTGAATGTCTTTTATAGTATCTTCCATTCCAGCTAATAGTTGAGTTTTTTCTTCTTCGGATAAACCAAACTCATTTTCAGACCCAGCTTTGTTTTCAGCTGAAATTAATCTTTGTACAATACCAGCCATCTTAACAAGTTGGTCATCGTTTTTGACGTTGATTTCAAGATATTCTTTTATCATAGGAACTAATTGTACAGCTGTATCACCATCTTTGATGAACTGAACAAGTTCTTTTGTAAGTATATCTAGTTGTTTTTTGTTATATTCTGTATTGTCGTAAATGTCTTTGAAAAGAGACGAAAGAGATTTTCCTTCAAAGATTTCGTAGTCAATAGCCATAATCTACCTTAAATGTTATTACTCAATTATAAATATATCGTAGTTTAAAAACTTTAATATATAAATATATATAAGAATTTATTATTTGTTTACAATATAGTTATTATTAGAGGTTACTCGGTTACCAAAATTACTGGGTAGCCTATTTTTTTTCTAACTAACGGGAGAAAACCATGAAGGAAATCGTAACAACGGTCAAAGGATACATTGATGACTTAGCTCATCTATTGTTATCTTTTGTTACCATAGGTGCTATATCTGAAGTTATCTTTGGAAGTGGTATCTTTGGTGTCAATGTTATTGGTAACCTGACATCCATCATAAACAAGTTTGGCGAATCGGGTTTCGCCGGACTCGTCGCCTTGTTGGTGTTGGTGGGTTTATTTCGAAAGTAGGAGCGAAATAGTACAATAGTATTCCTACACTATTGGACACTTAAAAAGGGAAGTGTTATGCTTCCCTTTTTTTGTTTGAGCCAGAGATAGGATTCGAACCTACGACCTAGTGATTACAAATCACTTGCTCTACCAACTGAGCTACTCTGGCTTATAGCGGCGACGGATAGGAATCGAACCTACCTGTAGTATCAACTACTACACTACGGTGTTGAAGACCGAGGAGAGCACCAGCTACTCAATCGTCGCCATAAATTAAAATATCGAACCAGTATTAGAGGTATCAATCTCACCTACTGCAGAAAACTCCTCCATCATATTGAAGTAATAACGTTTCATTTGATTTATCACTCGTGTAATATGTTGAGTATTAGAACCTGTCATTTCACGAATCATAATATAAAGAGCTTTTTTATTGAAGTTCTCGATATTTTTTCTACGTCTAAACAATTCTAATACAGCATCAGCTACAAGAATATCTTTTTGTCTACGAAAGATATTAGTAATATTATTGTCCCAATACTCTAACATCTGGTCTACAAACTGAATGTTAAATTCATCAGCTTGCTCTTGTATAGACTCACTCAGAACATTTCGTTTAAAATCTAATACTTTGACTTCATCGTGTGTTTTCATCTTTTTGTAATTATTGTTATTATTTAGAATCAAATAATTTTTACCAATTACAGAAAAATATGAGAAAGCTCTACCTTTGTCAGCTTTATATTTAGGCATCTGCATTACTAAAAAGGATACTACCTCGTGTTTAACTTCTTCAAAAGGATAATCAAAATAGTAAAACTTAAATGTGTGAATTAAGTTTTCAGCTAATTTATCAAAAGCAGCGGCTATATGTTCACGATAAATTCTATTTCGTATTATGGGACTTGAACATTCATTGTATCTAATGATAGCATTTTGTACAGGTGTTCCAAAATATACTTTACTTTTTTTACGTCTTTTTTTCTTGACAACTTTAACTGGCATTTACATCTTCTCCTTTAAAACTTTCTAATTGTTTTATGGTTCCTTTGATAGCCTCAAATATACTACCAATCTCATCATCAGATTCAAAGTGTCCTGTTGAATCAATTTCTTTTAAGTCGGTATCTACTTGCTGTATTACTTGTGTAAAATCTTCTACCCAAGTTTCGAGAAATTCTGTTTTTCTAAATAAGTTCCAAATAACATATCCCTCAATAACGACTAATAATCCTAATACTATTTCTATTATCATTATTTATCTCCGAATAATTCGTTAAACAAATCTTTGGACTTTTCTGATAAAATATCAGGAGTTTCTGATTTAGTGATAGCCTCTTTGATTGTGTTTACTGATTTTTGTTCTTGTTCTTCACGTTCTTTTTTGAGTTCAGGATTAAGAATCTCACTATAATTAATATCAGAATCTTTACTGAACATATAACGTTCTTTTTCTAATCTTGTGGCCATCATATCAGCTTGATGTAGTATTAAAGGTAAATTTGTTTTAAGATTTTTACCCTCACCGAATCCCATCAAGTATCCTTTATTAGCATCTTCATACATTCCATCAGTCAATCGTAGAGCTAAATATTCGATTTGATTCATCTTAATACCGAACTCATTCAGTAACCAAACAGCTCTGTCTGTAACGGTCATATAATGTAGTTTGTCATTATACTCGTACATTTTGCCTTGATTGATTCTATGCCACTCAGACTCGTTAGGTACATAGTAATCTTCTTTCATATCACCTAACTTACCTAAGTCGTGATGAAGAGCACAGAAGATAACATTTTCAAGAGTGTATTCGTCTGTATGAGCTCCCATCTCTTTCCACATCTCATATATTTTTTGAGAACATTCTGTAATGTTAAGAATATGGTCAACATAACCTCCAGGTATCGCATTGTGATAATACACAACACCACTAGCAGGAGCGAACATAGCTCTATCTTTAAAGTAATCATACATTTTCAAGAGATTTTCTTTTCGTTCTCCTTCAAAGGTATCTTCTATTATACCGATTAGTTTGTCCCAATTTTCTTGTATTTGTTCTGCTGTAAATTGCATTTTTTCTCCTTAAAAGAAATTGTGTGTTGAATTTGTAGGTTGTTTTTTAGTATTACTCATTTTCATATAAAGTTGTTTATATGATTCGAATACTCTTGATGGGTCTTCACTCTTGACCATATCATCAATGGACCTCAATACTTTATATACTTCACTATCTACTGCTTGTTCCAATATATAATCGTGTCCATAAATTAGTTCAGTTACCATTCTGATAGCATCTTTAAATACATAAAAGTTATGTAATCTCATACCCATAGTACATTGTGTATTCCAATCAGCTACATCTTTCCAAGAAACAAGTCCTCTAAGTACATCATCAAAAGCAGTCATACGAGGCCAATCTTGATTAGGTGTTTCTCTAAACCACTCTATAATGTCTGGATTGTGTTTTTCACTCGGAAAGTTGATTGATTCAAATGTACCTTTCTTTATACTAAATCGTGTGTAATATGTACCAAAAACGACAGCTCTGTCAGGAGACGAACTATCAGTCGTTACAACAATATTGGAACCAATATCCTCAAGTGATTTCTGTAATTGAATCAACATCAAGAAGTCTCTGATTTTAGAAGTACCAAGAATGTGAAAGTATTCATTACGAGGATTTAAGTGTTCTTTACCTTGAAGTAGAGCATGGACACCTGACATAAAACGATAAAGACTACCACCAGCACCTCCGATACCCCAACCATTGAAATCAAAATCTTTGACTTGGTCATACCAGTGTTTGTAAGTGTGTTCGTCATCACCTTGTACTACATTTAAGAACTTTGTAGAACCATCTTGTTTTGATTGAAAGTATTTGAAATTGTCAATACTAACATCTAAACATTCGTGAAACTTACCTTCGTTCTTTAAACGAGGAGGTAAATCTAAGTTCATCGCCACATCAGTATTTTCTGATAACCAGTTGAAGATTTTATCTCTATATTTTAAATCCCATTTGAGAGCTCCAGATGCGAACTGAAATCCTCCTGAATCACCCATAACAAGATTTCTATCAGTAAGTCCCATTTTGTTTTTGTAATCTTTTACTGACATATGCGCTCCCGCTGTAATCAATAATTGATTGTGTTGAAACTCTTCAGGATATTCTTCACTATAAAATCGTATCGTCATATCATTTCTGAAACGATGGTCTTTTACAAAGTTAGAACCCATCTCACCAGCTGAGAATGAAGGAAAATAAATAAAATTAGTTTTAATCACGGAACCACCTTTCCATAGCTTCTTGATAATCTCTAACGTGTAATGGAGCTAATAAGTTACCTTTCAAAGCCATATTAACTTTATCACAAGCAGTATCGAAAGTATCATACAAATATTGTTCACTATAAAACTCAGGATAAACCAATCTGTTAGGAACAACAGGAACACAACCTAGATAAACAGCTTCAGCAATACTGAATCCAAAGTTTTCTTGTAGAGCAAAACTTACTACAACTTTAGCTCTACTCAACAAATCATAATACTCATCTTTTGAAAAGTTATGTTCAAGAGTATTGATGAACTGAGTACTACCTATAACATCACCTAATCTATCTTCCATTTGTTTAAATAACCAAGGTTGTTTTTCATCTACATTTCTACCTGAGAATACTACTATATCTTCTTTAGGTTTCTTTTCAACTTTATCAAGATTTTCTGTATCTAAAGGAAATCCAGTTACAACTAACTTGTCAGGATTTATCAATCGTTTTTTAATAATATCATTTTTTATAAAATCACTACCACAATAAATTTCGTCAGCAATATCAAACAAAGTATCTTCAAAGTTTTTAGCCCATCGTTCCATATCTCTCACAAAATCAGTATCAGTAAAACTACCAGCGTGAATAAGTCCTCTTAACTTTACATCTTTCTTAGCAAAGTAATTCATATAAGCTATACTTTCGGGAAGTCCTGGATGCCATAAATCAGAACTCCAAATAACATCTCCACTATCAATCACATCTTCACGATATAATCTAGCCACTTCTTCAATCTGAGCTGCTTTGAATCTGATTGTAAACTCAGCATCAAGAAAACTTCCTGCTTTCATACTTGTAGGAACGGGAATATCAGGATAAACTTTGATACATTCTCTATCTAAGTTATCAAGATAGTTTGATATATCTCTGTCCATATGAGTTGTGTATCTTGACTCAATATGTTCAAGAGGTAAGTAAATTATTTTACCCATAGATTTCAGCTCCATTCTCGTTATCTTCAAATACTGAACAATACACTAAATCAAATTCTTCTAACAATTCTTTAGCCAACATCTCACAAGACTTTGCCTTGAAGTTACAACAATCATATTGTTCATCATAGTATTTATCTTCTAAATACTTTTTGACCTTTCTTTTAAACACGATAAACTCTACATCTCTGTCATCGTGAAAAACTTCTTTTTTAACTTCGATATGAAACATATGCCTATGAACTGATTCAAGGTATACCATTGTGGGTTCATATTTACTTGCTTCTGACCACCAGTGTAGTCCTTCAACTTGTAGTCTACATATTATATTAGTTTTCATTTAAATAGTCCTGTATTTCTTCTGAATCTTTAGTTTCCCAAGGATAAACAATCCATTTATCTCGTTTATCAATTAATGCTAAATCTGGTTTAACAATACTTTGTTCGTGTTCGTGAATTGTTACATAAAAACTTTTCTCTGATTTAGGGTGATTTTTATATTTTTTTAATGTATTACCCGTGTCAGCTATATCATCAATTATTACAACGTTTTCATTTACGTCATCAAATCTATCAATATATGGAATATCCATTTTATGACTTAATAATATAGCTAACAACGCTCCGCCTCTAGGTATACCATAAACACCTTCAAAAACTTTACCTCTATCTTCATCTTTTAGATAAAACGCTATATCTGTGATACACTCATCAATTAACTCCCAACTTATAAATTCTTTCATTTTAAATCCCTTATAAAGTTATAAAATTCTTCTCGTGAATGACTATCATAATTCATAAACTCACCACTCAACTTAGATGTTTTCATAGTAGAATTATGTTTGATACCACGTACACAAGCACACATATGGTCAGCCTCGACAGATACAGCAACACCAATGTTTTCTTCACACACATCGTGAATGTGGTCGTGTACCTGCATTGTTAAGTTCTCTTGTACTTGAGGTCGTCTAGCATAAAAATCAACAATACGATTGAGTTTACTAAGTCCAATCACTTTACCCTCAGGTGTAGGTAGATAAGCCACGTGAGCATGTCCTACAAAAGGTAAATGATGATGTGAACAAAATGAATGTAATTTAATATTACCCTGAAACACAATACCATCATAACCATCTACATTATCAAATGCTGTTATCTTAGGTGATTCATTATAAACACCTGAAGCTAAATCATTGACAAAAGCTTTAGCCACTCTGATAGGAGTTTCAGAAGAGTTAGGGTCTTCACTCCAATCGAATCCAAGAGCTGTCATATAATTACCATAATGTTCAGCAGCTTGTTCAATCATCTTTAGTTTTTCTTGTTCTGTCAACGGATTGTTTCCGTTAGCATGTTTCAACATAATGTACTTTCCTTATTAAATGTTTAAATCTTTTATCATCTAGTTTAACTGGTATAAGATGAGCATAATCAGATTGTTTAGTTCCAATATATGCTATTTTTTGAATCCAATTATTGTGTTCAGGTCTATCCCATTCTCTATAAATAAAAGAACGCATTTCGTATAAATCATAATATACATAGCTTCCTGTAGCAATCCATTTATTATTTTCTTGTATTATTTCCATATGATATATTCTATTAGATTGTGAATCTTGTATCCAACCTAACTCTTCTTCTCTACCATGTTCAGAAAATTTAGCAGGATGCCATTTTGTATATTCTAAATCAAATTGATAACAATTATTATATTTATTATACCAAAAATTAGATTTAACGTCTGTGGTTATTTCACTTGACCAACTTTTATTTTTAAAACCGTAATCTATACCTTTTCCCTGAACATCTTTCCACATTTCATAGTTAGTATAGTCATACACTTCGTCCCATTGCGATTGAGCCATTTCACGAAAAGCTAATTCACCAGCTTTACCCTTTGTTAACTGCTTTACAAATAAAGCTTTACTCATCTAAACTCCATTGTCTGTAACCAAAAACATTCATACCAATTACAAATGCACTTATTGCTATTTGAGGAGGTGCATCAATCAGATAAGCATATATCAAGAATGCAACATTACCTAATCCCCAAATAATAAAACAAGTCTTTATTTTTTTAGCATTGAAGTAGTAACCGGCTACTATAGCAGCAGTTCCTATCCAACCTATCCAATCATACCCCACGTTCATCTCCATATACTATTATATGTAATCTATCTGTAAAATTGTAACCCTCACGAGTACATAGTTCTGTCAACCATCTTCGTCTTTCATTTAGTTGACTACGTTCGAGACCTTCAGGCATTAAATATACCTTATCATTTGGTACACCTAATATTCTTTGTAACTCTTTTACTTCTTCTAAATCTTCTTCACTTGAGATAACAGGTTTGAGTTGATAATCAGGATGATTCTCGATAAGTTGAGACATAGCTTCGTAATTACAACGCCACTTTTCGTGTTTCTTTTTATCACCTTCAGTAACTATCTTACCTGAAAAAGGCATTACAGTACCAGGTCTAGGTGTACTATTTGATAACTTAGGTGATAGTGAAATCAAGTCACCCATAGTAGAAACAAACTCACTACCTTCAGTTTCGATTGTGATGTACTGATAATGTTTCTTAGCTATCTCACAAAGTTTTTGTAACATTTTTCCATGTAGTGTGGGA